GACGAGCCTTGTTATCACGCTGGTCAGGAAGAGGAATGGGAAATGAACATGGAAGATGCGGTGAGGATGCTTAAGGTGGTGGTATCTTTGATACTCGCCATCGGCTTGGTGTGGGTTGTGATGCTGGTGCTGCCATGATGGAGGAGCTAGCATATCACAAGACGAAAGACAAGGGAACGCTTGTGTTGGCGAAGGGGAAACGAGGGTTCACGATCGCAAAGTACAGCGTGAGTGATATAGAGGAATGGAGTGTGGAATATGCAAACGAAGACGAAGCGTGGCGGGACTACCGAAAGGCGACGGAGGAGGCGTGAGTTGTTCACACAGTTGGAGTTGCAGGCGAGCATCTTGTGTGACTCACACGACGAAAAGAAGGAGGGTGTGATCCTCAGTAGGATGATGCGGATCATCTTGGAGACTGTGAGTGAGAGACTGAACAATGAGAAGCGGCAAGCCTTGGCGGATCATTTTGCAGATTGTGTGTATGACAGGGGCACAGAAACCATCGTTGAGTTGGGTGGGCCGTACGAGCGGAACCTTCTACATCTTGCTGGATCATTCGACATTGAGGACTTGGCTAAGCGAATTGTCTGGACAAGGGAGAGGCACGGTGAGACTATCGAGGCGTGACTATGAAAGGCTCGTAGAGTTGGTAAGGTCAATGGAGAAGGGAAAGACGAAGAGGCTCATGTGGGGGATTGCGTTAGCAGAGTTGTGTAAGTACAGCAATCCCTTGTTTGATCGAGAGAAGTTTATCAACGCATGTGGAGGTGAAGATGAATAAGGATTGGGGTATCTATGGTGACAGCAAGCGCGAGCAGGCTGAGGGCAAAGCGTATGAGAGAAGTCTCATGTACAGACTTGTGGTCTATCGGAATGCTGCGCCGGAGAACAAGGTAGTTGTAGTCGGTAAGGTGACGCAGGCGGAGGCACGTAAGGTCAAGAAGTTGTTTAGTAATCCGAAGACGTGGAACGTGGAGAGGCGGCCAGACTTGGATACGTTTGGCAATATCATTCTTGTGGTGGAGAGGGACGATGGCAGCCAAAGATAGACCCAACACGATAAATGCAGCGCGTTTGTGGCTTGGGCCGGATGCGGTGTATCGGCTCAACAAGGGGTTGTGTCCACTTTGTGGTGTGAAGCCTGAGAAATTCAGGGATCAGCTGTCGGTTGAAGAGTTCAAGATCAGTGGGCTGTGTCAGCCGTGTCAAGATGGAGTGTTCAAAGATGAATAGGATAGTGATGATAGGTATCGCTCTGTTCGTCTCTTCGTTTGCTGAGGCGAAGGACGTTCAGGTTTATATGATGTACGGACAGGGAGGGCTTGTTACGTCGCGAGGGTTTTTGAGTTTGTCGCGGCAGATCAGGAGGCTCGATAGAAGTCGCATTCATATCGAGTTGTTGAACTGGCGTTGGCATGCTAACCTAGTTCGCAAGATCGAGCGTGATCCACGGTCGAAGTCGATCATTGTCATTGGCTATTCGCTTGGCGCTAACGCGACGACTTGGGTTAGTAATCAGTTGCTGTGGAGGCGATTTGATCTTATGGTCGCCTATGATCCATCCATCTATGCGCCAACACGACCAGCACTTCTGAATGTGAGTCGAATGCTCGTTTACCATAACAATGGGCCGAGCGTTTTCGGCCATGCGTATATTCGAGGTTTTAATGTGGAAACGACGGAGATCAGCATGCCGCATCTTGAAGTTGAGAATAATCAGCAGTTGCATAACATTACGCTTGATGCCGTGAGCCGAGTTTTATCACAATGACATTTAAGACGCTTATCATCTTGGTTGATGTGTGGCGGTCTTGTGCAGCGCTGGATGAGTTCTGCTCAAGGCGGCCATTTCATCATGACTGTACACCCAAGACTGCGTGGGGCTTTGATCGTTGTGTGTGTTGGGAGATTTATGGCAGTTTGGATTGTGCTTATACCTCTGATTTGACTGCTCCAGACATCACTTATGATGAAGTGCCGTGCCTCCAACCAGGCTTGGAGGCTTGCGAAAAATAAAGTACTTGACAAACTGATAGCAATATGATATTATCGGTTCCTTGTTGACGTCGGAGGAGGGTTGTGTGAGTCACACATGGAGGAATACGATGTATCGAGCGGTAAGGCTTCTAGGTTTAGAAGGTGAAGAGAATCAATGGGCTGTGTTCAAGGCGAATGGGGAGATGGATGAGCTTGTCTCCAGTCACAAGACAAGGAGAGAGGCGAGAGTGAAGGCGAAAGAGTTAAACACAGGAGGTGAGAATGAAAGAACGAGTGGAACCGAAGATGATGGAGTTCAAGGCAGTGACCGAGGCGGAAAAGGTGGAGCAGCAGGCCAAGCTGGCATTGGGGTCGAGACTGCCAGAGGTAGCGAATCTACCGGAGGCGACGAAGGAGTATGACTTCGTGGCGTTGCAGCGGCAGGTGACGGATGCTATGATAGCTGCGGCGCAACAGAACTTGGACGTAGCACAGAAGGATTACGAGAGGGTCAAGGCGACGGCAGAGGATATGATGGCTGCTGCTGCTGCGTTAGCGCTTGAGTTGAGGGAGAAGAAGGAGAGGCAGTTGGAGTTTGGTAAGAGTATCCTTGATGCAGCGGCGAAATGTAACGGCAAAGAGGATGTGTGATTCACACGGGAGGACCAGGCCATGAGTTACCAAACGGACATAACGAGGGTGTTGGCGAAGTTGGGGAAGAACGGAGGGACGGAGAACCCTGATAGTAAACATAATCAGGGGAGGCTGCTGGGAGAAGCGTTCCTTTGGGATAGTGTGGAGAAGTATGCTAAGGGACGAAGCGACGCTGCGTGGGAGGCGTTGCTAAGAGAGGGGATCATTCCAGCCAAGAAGGACTTGAGTCAGGGTGAGCATGAGATGGCATCCTCGCCTAGCTTTGTTGCGATTGCGAGGGTGACTGCGCCTGTGAAGCGGTTCAGTGCAGATGAGTTGGCAAAGTTGATGGTAAAGAGCAAGTACCGCGTCCCTGAGAGTACGACGAAAGAGATGGTCGAGAAGGCAAAGGTGCCAACGACCTCAATGGCGTCATTGAAGATCATTGAGAGAGGGTGACATGAGAGGAAACGGGCAAGGATTGGTGTTACAGCCGACGATAGCGGAGATGACGACGGAGGAGTTGGAGAGGAGGATCGAGGGGGTGCGGGCGAGGCGAATTGTGTGCGCTGTGGAGTACATGACGAGCCAGCATCTCAAGTTGGAAGCGGATAAGGATAAAGCACAGAGGAAGTTGAAGCAGTATTATGAGATGTTGGAGAAGGAGTTAATTAGGAGTGAGATGGCTGTGTATCGGTGCGAAGAGAGGGTCGCACAGATCGAGCAGTTGAGGCAAGAGATTGGGCTCATGGAGGAGTATGAGTGATGCAGTTCAATGAGTTCAATAGGAGGCTTGAGAGGTGTCATCTAGATGAGGATACTAAGTTCCTGCTTACTCATATGTTCGAGGTGCAGATTGAGATGAGTAGGCAGTTGGATGCGGCAGCTAGTGTGATTCACACATTGGTCGATACGGTGCAGAGCTTTGCGGCTCTACATGAGAGTACGCAGGAGAAAGTGAGGATGTTGATGAGAGGAGGGCGACCAGACGGAGTTGAGGTTCACAGTGTCAGAAATGAACCCGAAGAGTGATTAGTGTTATCCCGTGGGAAAAGTGCGCGGCGATAGCCGCGCCCGGAGGAATAGACATGGCTGAGATGTTAGGCGACGAGCCGATACAGAAAGAGTTCCATGAGTTGATGAACGACATTGCGGGGAGACTCGATCAGTTGTTCAATGGGGAGGCGAGGGGGAAGGATCGTAATGTAGGGTTTGTGTTGCTGGTCTTCCCTTATGGAGAAAAGGAGGGACGTTGTAACTACATCTCCAATGGGGCGAATAGGGAGGATGTTGCGAAGCTGCTTGAAGAGCAGGCTAAGAGGTTCAGGGAATGAAAAAGGCTTCTGGATACATAACGGCAGACGGATCGTTCTTCGAGAATGAGGGAGAGGCGATTCTGTATGAGGCTGAATTGAGGTTGAGAGGGAGACTTGCGACAGAGTTTCCTGAGGTGAACCATGAGAGGTTCTTTACGGTCCTAGTGAATGTCATGTCTGAACTAAGGGAGTATGTGAATGCCTATAAAGACAAGCGCGTTGATGCCAAGAGTGAGGACGGAAAAGAGGATGCAGGAGGTGAGAAGGCCAAGGCTGATGACGGTCTTGGCCACATCGACAGCGCAGAAAAAGACCTTGCATCCCTACTCAAACTCCCGGTTAGAGGATCTGAGCATGTGCCCGACGTGGGGAGTAGTTCACGCTCAGAAAAGGTATCCGACCGACGCTCGAAGCATGGCCCTGGAGTGCGGGGAAAAGATGCATGAGGTGTTTGCTGCGGTGAGGTTGTGGCAGCTTGATAAGGTACAGGGACTTGGGGCACATGCGGATTATGCAGCGAAGCGGATATTTGGGGCAAGGCGGTGGGATCAGTGCTGGAAACACTGTGTGAGTCACACAGATGATAGGGATCAGTTGATCGAGTTGTGCTTCGCAGTGTTGAAGAGTAGCGGATGGAAAGATGATGAGAGGGATCAGACGCGGACCATGACGAACATGGAGTTAGCGTCGATTTGTTATGCTGATGAACGCTTACCAGGAATGGAGAACTGGCCGCTCTATGTTGAAGACGAGAAGAATCCTCAGTCTATGGTGGGGATCGAGCAGGTGTTTGATGTGGTACTTACTTATGAGGATAGTGTGGAGATTAGATATATCGGAACGATTGACGGTTTGGTCATCAAGGCGTCTACAGGTGAGTATTTCCTTGATGAGAACAAGACTGCATCACGACTAAGTGATGGCTGGCGTAATGGGTTTGACATGCGCCATCAGTTGACTGGTTATTGTGCGGCGAGTACCAGCGTGTTTGGGTTCAGGGTGCTGAAGAGTAGAGTGACGGGGCTGAGGATCAAGCCAACAAATAGAGGCGAAGATGTATATCCATTCGAGCCAATCGAGCGGACTGAGGATGCTATTCAACATTGGGGTACGTGGGTTAGGGAGATGGTGGAAACGTACGAGCGGTATAAGGGCGATTTTGAACATGCGTCTAGGTACACGCACTCTTGTAATCGCTTCTTTAGGTCATGCTCATTACTCAGTTTCTGTTCAGATACGGCGGACGGACGGCGCATTGCTTTTGAAGAACTCATGGTCGATGCCGCCCCATCTCCCTCAGAACGAGCAGTGATTGAATCATGATGCGTATTGGTCCGGTGGAAATCACAGCACAAGGAGATGTCCCCAGGAGAATATCACTTCTCCTGTGGGGCGGAGCAGGTTGTGGTAAGACGACATTCGCAGCAACAGCGCCAGGGAAGAAGCTATGGCTGAGCCTTGGAGATCAAGAGCATGTGTCGGTAATGCACAGGAAGGATGTGATCGTTGCGGACTTATCAGAGATGGGGTATGAAGAACTCTTCAAGTATGGGCAGAACGATAATCCGTTTGGGTTGGATCAGATACTCGCGGGTGATGAAGCCATTGAGACTGTGGTATGCGACTCGGTTACGGCGATCGCGTTCCGTGCATTACAAAAGGCGGTGAGCATGAGGCTTGGCGCGAGCAAGACGTTCACGCCAACGATGGAGCAGCCAGGACTGAGTGCATACGGTGGAAGGAATGCTATTGTGCTAGAGGTGCTGACAGGGCTACTGAGGGTGACTGCCAAGCATGGAGTTCACTTGATCACAACAGCGCATGAAGCTGATCCTGTATTGAATAATGATGGGACGGTGCAGTTCATTACTATCATGTTGGGAGGGAAGTTGGTCAACAATAATACGTGGAGGCTCAGTGAGATTTGGTACATGAGTGAAGATGGGGACAAGAGGAGATTGGCGGTGAGGCCGACAAGATTGCGGAAGCCAATGAAGACGCGCATGTTTTCGGGGAAGGGACCGCCAGAGTTTGTACTGACATATGATGCTGATGCACCTGATAAGGGGCAGATGACCATAGCTAACTTCTATGAGCAATGGTTGAAGAGTGGGAAGATCGCAACTCCTTCCAAGGCAGTGGAAGTATCAACCGGGGCCGTGGCTGCCTCCACCCCCATAAGAGGGAGACAACATCATGGCAGATGAACCCATGGGGATCATCGAACTTGATGAGAGCCTCGCGGACGTTGAGAAGCCTAGGGAGATTCCCCCAGGCAAGTACGTTGGCGAGATTCAAGACGTGCAGGAAGCGACCTCAGGTAAAGGGAACACGTACTTCGCGATTCAGTTCCGTGTTCCACCGGAGGAGTTGCCTCCCGACGTGAGGGACCAGTACGAGGATGGGGCTGTCCTGTTCTGGAACCGCATTCTGAAACCGCGAGGGCGAGCCGACAGACGGGCGTTGTTCAATCTTCGCAAGTTTGTGGAAGCCCTTGGCCTTGACCCGAACACCACCACCATTGATCCAAACGATTGGATGGGGCGTGAGGCTCGGCTGCATGTCGTGTCTGGTAAGTACCAGGGCGAGGAGCGTGCGGAGATCAGGGCAGTTGAGGCTGCTGAGCCTAAGGCTGCTCCGGCTCGCAAGGCCGGTAGTAAGCGTCGCGTCGCGTAGTGTTGCGTAGGGCTGGCTGTGTGAGTCACACAGCCAGCCTTTTCCCTTGAGGTGAGGAAAAGGATGAGTGTTATGAGAGATCGACCGACTCACGTACAAGTGAGCCTGATCGACCTAACCGCAAGGAACGGCTCGGTCCAGAATATCTTCCGATGCTCTAAGGACGATAAGGCTGACATTGATAGGGCTGCTGACTCGTTGATGATGTCGAGCGCGCAGTTCATGAGGATGGTTGTAATCCAGGCAGCGAGAAAGGTATTAGCGGAGGTCGCGTGATGGGTGTTGTCCCTTGGGAAATGGCGCGGCGTCAGCCGCGCGCGGAGGTCGCGTGATGAGTGAGGAAATGGCGCCGTGAGAATAAGAAAGGTCTTTCTGCGGTCTGAGAAGTGCTTGGCTTGCGACTTGCAGCCAGGCGATTTCTTTGTATTGGAGCAGCCAGATGTTGACGAGCTTCTAAACGGAGAGGCTATAGTCATGTCTGTGTTGATGAGAACGAATGTTGATGGTGGAGATATGGAGGATCCTGAGACAGTAGTGTATAGACTGACAGTGTTGACAACGCATCCCGCGAAGCCAACGCCAGCAATGCTTGACCCACATGCACCCCCAGGACTAAAGGAGTAGCTGTGTGACTCACACATTGAGCCTTGAGCAGGAACATGCAGTAGAACTTTGCTGCGACTTGTCGTGTTCCATAGCATCTGTGACGGGAGGTGCAGGTGTGGGGAAGACGCTCGTGATGGGGTTGGTGTATCAGGAATTGAGGGCAAGGAGGAAGAGTGTTGTTCTATGCGCTCCAACGGGAAGGGCTGCGAAGCGGATCGAGGAGCTAACGGGGATCAAGGCTCAGACTATTCATAGGCTCCTTGAGTTCCCACTTCCATTTGAGGGACAGGATGAGAAACTCGATCCTAACTATCCGCGAAGGAATCGGCAGAATCCATTGCACTATCAGGTTGTGATCGTTGATGAAGCGTCGATGGTATCACCACAACTCTACCGGTTCTTGATGGACGCGCTTCCTTATGGTGCAGTGGTTCGGTGGTTCGGAGATAACAATCAGCTACCGCCCGTGGAGGAAGGGAAGCCTCCATTCATATGGCTGCTGAAAGAGTACCCGATGATAGAGCTGACGTACAACTATAGGAGCGGTGACGCAATCGTGAGCAACGCGCAGAGGATACTGCGGGGGCTGTTGCCTCAGAGGAATCCCAAGTTTGAGATTATCTACACGGATGATCCATTGGGATTTACGATCAGGTTCGTCACGAAGCACTTCAAGGAGGAAACCCACCAAGTTATCATGCCAACGCGAAGAGGGAAAGCGGGGACCATTAGGCTTAACCCTTCGCTTCAGATGAGGTTCAACAGCAAGGGAGAGATGCTTAGGCTGAATAGGTTCAATAAGGATGAGGCTCAGTTAGCGGTGAGAGCAGGAGATAAGATCATATGGATCAAGAACGACTATAAGCTAGAGTTGTTCAATGGAGAGATAGGATACATTGATTGGGTTGATGCAGATGCTGGTGAGTTAGGGATAGTCACGGGGAATAGGACGATCACAATCCCGCCGAGGATCAAGACGTATAACTCATTCATTGGGCAGGTCATCAACTATGATCCGAGAAGACAGATCGAATTAGGGTATGCAGTAACGACACATAAGGCACAAGGGTCCGAGTTCAATACAATCATCTACTGCATGAGCAGGAGTCAAGCATGGCTGCTAAACAAGAGAAACTTCTACACGGCCGTTACGCGCGCGAAGAATCAGGTGATCTTAATCACGGATCGGAAGGCAATGAGTCTATCTATGCGACAGTACGACGTACCGGGCCTTTGAATAGAGAACAGTTGAGTGAGGACTTTAGAAGCATCGCGGCACAGCTGGCACTTGACGTAGAGGTATTCTCAGATGGACCCGTCACGAGTTCGATTGCTATTGTCGGAGAAGGACCGGGAGAAGTTGAGCTTCGTCATCCTCAGCGACTTCCTTTCGTTGGTGGAGCGGGCCACTTGCTGTGGGAAAGTCTTCGACCCTATGGGATCGGTCGAACAAATGTTTATGTTACTAACGTCGTCAAACGACAAATCAGCCTTTCAAGGCGAGGGAATGAACGTCATCTTGTCCACAGAGACGAACTTGATAAGTGGATCGGATTGCTTAAATGGGAAATTGAACAGCTCCCAAATTGCTCGATTATCTTTGCAATGGGAAATTACGCTCTTGAGGCTGTTCTCGGAGACTCAGGCGTCACGAACTGGCGGGGCTCTGTTATTGATGCAACATTGCCAAATGGAAGAAAAGGGAGAGTTGTATGCTCCTTCAACCCTGCCTATGCTCAGCGTGAACTTAAATTTGAGCCGGTGTTTCGAATGGATTGTAAAAAACTCGATCTTGTCAATCGAAACGTCCTTCGTAAGCACGAGGTAGTAGCAGTCATCAATCCGACGTTCAAAGAAGCGATGGCGTATATCAGGGACTTGGAGAAGTCAAGTAAACCAGTGTCATTCGACATTGAGACTATGAACACAACGGAGACTGTGTGCTATGGACTTTCGAATGACGCGCATCATGCTATCTGTATCAA